TTCCCACAATGCGACGCAGCGCATATCCCATTTGTCGCCGTCATCGCTCGGATAGACATAGAGGCGACGGTTGACCCACATCATGGCCAGCGCGCCGGCCGGCATCTTCTCCGGCTCCTTCACGTTGAGCAGCTTCGGGAAGAAAGCCGTCATCACCTCGTTGGCGATCGCGGAGGCGGTCGGAACGTCCACGCCGAAGTTCACGAGCTGGCGCACGAGCGCCAAGATCGCGATGTCGATAAAGCTGTATTCGGTCCAGCCGCCTTCCTGTTGCGGCGTGTGGATTTTCACGAGGCCGCGCTGCAACCAGTTGCGGAGCGCCTTGGGCGTCGTGTTGATGGCGTACACCGCGTCCGAGAACCGGAGCTTGCGAGCCAAGGTCGCATTCATGACGAACGTTCTCCCGTGAGTACGTCCGAAACGTACTCCTAAGGGCGCGTTCGCGTCAAGGGGGATGTGCTCTTAGGGGGCGTTTTTGCCCAGACTACTCGTCGCCGAAATAGTATCGGGGCTGGCCAGTGCCGTATTCGTGCAAGTATCCCTTGTCGATATAGAAAACGGCTTTGCCGTCATAAGAATAGACGACGCCATCATCAATATACAACACGTTCTTGCCGTCGCTCAGACGGTAGATCGTGCCCTCGCTCTCGTAAAATTCTAGGCTCCCGCCGGCCGTTGGATGCAAGTGGCGTGTGCTCATGGCGATGGCCCCGGTTGCGTTGAGGTGCGGGTCCCGCATAATAGGCGCCGCGACCGGGCGTTGGAACCGCCCGGCCGCGACTTGACCCGACGCACTTGTAGGAGCGCGCCGTGCCCGCCTGGACTCCTAACAGCAAAAAACTGAGCGGCAAGCATCCTGCCCGTGTGTCCCCACACAACAGGAAGGATGCACCATGACTGCGGAAATCATCACGTTTGATGCCTTGCGACAAAAGACCTACCGCGCTCCGCCGCGCGCGACCGAACCCGACAACCGATCGCCGATCGCCAAGAATGAAGACCTGCGGCGCGCGCGGCGAGAGGCATGGCGCGCGGCCGATGCTCTCTCGAACTACTGGCGGGCGAGGCTCGACTTTTTCGACGCGGTGTCGCGCGCGCACCAACACGACTTGAAGGACGCGCGCGGCCACGCCAAAACCAGCCATGAGGATCGATGGGTGATTTTGGAAACCTATCGCGAAGCGATCGGCAAGCATCTGCTCACTCCCGCACCTGACATGGCCGCCGTCACGTGGAAGCGCCAGCAGCTCGGCAAGACGTATCTCGACGTGAAAAAAGAGCGGATCGAAAAGTCGATTGCAGATGATATCGCCTTCCTCGACGCGCACCCGACGAGGAACTCGCGCGCGAACAAACTGCGCAAGGGCGAGGCGCGGTCGCCGAGCCACTAGGCCACCTTCACGGCCACAAGCCCGCGCGTCTGATAGACACTCGGCTTCTTCGGGGCGACCTTCACGGCCGCCCCGATTGCCATTGTGGCAGCGATCAATCCGTCGATCCTGCCCGATGCCCGCTCCTTCACCAGCTTGCGCGCACCGGTAGGGTCCGACACCGTGACCGCGTTCGCCACGCACATGTCGAGCACCGGGTGCCCTGGGTGCCGCAGATCTCGCCGCAACACCGCCGTCTCCACCGCGTCGATCGCCGGTGCCATGTCGCGCCAGCCCTGGCCGAATTCCAGCAGCTCGATCTTCACGCCGGCCTCGTCCATCAACCGCCTGATCTCGTCGAGGCGCCAGCGGTCGGCCGCACAGAATTGCACGTCGTAGTCCTTGGTGAGCTCGCCCATGCGATGTACCACGAACCGCTTGTCGATCGCGCGGCCGGGCGTGGCCTCGATGAAGCCCTGCCGATGCCAGAGACGATAGGGAACGTGGTCGCGCCGCTCGGCCTCCTCAAGATTGTCGGCCGGCATCCAGAACCAGGCGCGGAGATCATGCGTCTGCGGAAACCATGCGGCGAGCGCGGTCAAGTCCGTCGTCGCGGAGAGATCGAGGCCGAGAATGCACCGCTGCTTTAGCAGCATTCCCTGCCCGAACAGGCCCGGCGTGTCGTCGTGCTGGCAGGCTCGCCAGTCGCGCGCATTCAGGAACCGCGCCGTGGCGTCGACCGGCTGGTTAAGATACAGCAGCCGGAACGATGGCTCCCGCGCCGGCAGCGCCTTCGCCTCGGCCGCCGCCGACCGCATTTCGTCGAGCGACCGAAAGTCGCCCAGCGCCGGATTGCAGGCGCGCCATGTTTCTTCGGCCCACGGGTCCGCGTCGTCGGGCGCGGAGTAGATGATCGGCAGGAACGTGTCGTCGACAATGGTCCCGTCGAGCACGCGCTGCCCGTACTGCACGACCTCACTCATGATGTGGTTCTTGTCGTGCGATTGCGTCGAGATCACCACGAACAGCGGCTCCGCTCGCGCCGCGCCGCCCGTGGTGAGGGCATCATAGAGATCGCGCTTCGGCCATTGCGCCAGTTCGTCCATGATCGCGAACGAGACATTGAGGCCGTGCGCCTTGCGGGCGTCCGACGACAACGCCTCGTAGGTGCTGCCGGTCTCAACGTCCTCCAAGGTCTTGGAGTGCTCGCGGATGATGATGCGCTTCATGAGCTTGTCGTCGGCGCGCACGAACGCGACCAGCTCTTTCAGGATCAGCGCCGCTTGCTTCCGATCGGCCGCCGCCGAATACACCTGGCCGCGCGGCTCCGCTTCCGGACCAACGAGGTGACACAGCGCCAGCGCCGCGGCGAGCTGCGTCTTGCCGTTCTTGCGCGGGATGGTGATCAGCACCTTGCGCTTGCGCCGGCGGCCGGCGTCGTCGGTCGCATAGATTGCTTCGATGATCCGCCATTGCCACTCCCGAATTAGGAACGGTTTTCCGGCGTGCACGCCGGACGTGATGGAGAGCGTTTGAATGAAGGCCCGTACCCGCTCGGCCCTTGTCAGGCCGGGCGCTTCCCAGGCCTTCGGACGCGGCGGGCGGCCCCGTTTTTTGCGTTGTATCGGCTGCGCTCCGATGCCCCTCAATCCCATGGTCTCAATCCAAGTAAGTGTGTTTTGAGGGTGGCCGCCGGTCCCGGAGCGATGGCGTCTCAGTGTTCGAACCCCCGCCGGGTCCGCCGGTAAACCAAGGGTGCGAAGGATCACGCGGCGACCCATCGGCGAAGCAGCCCTTGACCACGAGCATGCCTGCATTGCCGCGCTCGCCCGTGCTCGTCTCCTTCACCGCATGGTCATGCGCCTTGCACAACGACCGCAGGTTCCACAGTGCATCAGCGCCACCAGCACGGCGCGCCTTGATGTGGTCGACGGCATAGGCAGGCTGCCCGCACCCAGGCACGACGCAGGTGTAGAGATCACGCCGCAGTGCCGCCTTCCGCAGTAGCTGCCACGCCCGCGTCTTGTAGTACGGGTCCGCCTTCTTCATTGACCGGGTGCCGTCGCGTGCAGCTCGATCCCTTCGCGCCGGCCCAGCTCGCGCACCTCGCTTATGTCGTACACGTTGGCGGCGGGCGGGTCCTCGGGAGGCGAGCCGAGATCGACCTCGGGATAGATCACGCGGTCGAGCACCGTCAGGTCCGGCATGTAGCGCATGCGGAATACCGTCTTACGCTCGGACACCTCTTGCGCGGTCGCGAAGAACTCCCGGCCGCTTTGCTGCTCCACTTTCGCCCATACGGTCGCGATCGTGTTCCACGTCTCGATCGGCGAGCCGCTGGGGCTTACCTCGATTGTGGCGCGCTGGATCATTATTCGACGATCAAGATCACCGGCTCGCATGTCATGCCCTCCTGAGGAAGCCGTTTCGAGGCTCGGCCGTGGCCCAGGGCACCCCTCGGATAGCCCCTTGCGGCCTTTCCGCTTGCGCGAACCCCTCTTTCTGTAAATCTGTGTTCTTCGTGGTGCTCACCAAATTCACCGTTTTGGACCCTATCGGGCGGTGCGCTGTAGGCCCGCGCTTGATCCAGGTCCGCCATTCCGCAGACGCGATCTCGATCAGGTTCGGCAGGTGCTTCCGGCCGGGCACCGGGCGTTCCGTGATGGTGATGTGGCCGAGCCGCCGCCCCTCGTGCAGCGTCGTCTGCACCGTGGTCCGGCAGACGCCGGCCAGCGCCGCGATCTTGTCGATCGGCAGGTCGCATACTCCGTGGTGCTTCACCTCACCGGCGACGATGCAGAGAACCGCGCGCTGCCCCTCGGTGTAGTGGTGGCGCAACGTGTCGGGCAGTGCGCTCGATCCGCCGAGCCGCCGCCGCCGATCACGTGATGCCTTCCGATCGGGTGAGCGTGGCCGCTGGCGCGGCGTGAAGCGGCTCCCCAGCTGGCCGTGCAGCCGGCCCACCGGCTTCATGGTGACGGTTCCGGGCACGCTGGAATTCCGGCGGCCGAGCGGCCGGCGCTTGTCGATCGCGGAGTTGAGGAACGTCGCCTCGTCGTCGGCGATCTCGCCCTTCCCCCAATAGTGCCAAACCGCGCGGGCGATGTTGTCCAGCTCGTCGGGCGACTTCGCGGAGTTGATGTTGTCGTAGTAGGTCGACGCGGTGAGCGAGAGGGCGTTCATCGGGCGCCCCCTTCGTCCAGATGGCCAAGGGCATCAGCGCGCCCGGCTGCATCCTGCAGGGCGCGTATGAGATCAGGCAGGTGACGGACGGCGAGGCCGACCCCGTTCTTGCTCGGCCGGAATTCCCCGTTGGCGTCCGTGTACCAGACCCGCGCGTTGACGTAGGTCTGCCCCTTGAACTCGTCGAGGCTAACCCGGTTGACATGGCCGGCGCTCTTGTGCCATTCGGCGATGATCACCGGCAGAGCGGTTGACGGGTTCGGGAGGCTCGAATTATTCCCTTGCTGGTTCAAAGGGGGCGTATTCGCCCGCACCGGAACGGAAG